TTCAATACAAAGATAGAGAGACTGGTGAGATTATAACCACCACATCATCATCCACTCGTAGAGTTCTTACTGAACAATTAAACGATATGAAAAAACAACGTGATGGTGTATCAATTAAAATGGAAGCATTAACAGATTCAATAACCAAATTAGATTTGAAGATTTTAGATTTAGAATCAAATAATGAGATTGCAGCAGAAGTTGGTCCATTACGATATATGGCGGAGATTACAGGCAAATCAATGGGAGTGATTGTAAATTGGTTTACACTACTAATTGTATTTGTATTTGACCCGCTTGCAATTTCAATGGTAATCGCATTAAATAAACTTTTAAATAAGGATGAATATGGAAATAGTAATAGTACTAACACTCAGTTGTTTAGGGATACTAGGATTGTGGAAGTACCCATCAATGATGAGAAGGATGGGGAATCAATATCAGTACCTAAACCAGAAGTGGGAGAAAAAAGAAAAGAAACTCCAAAAGAAAAGGTGGAAAACCACAAAGAAGAAGTCGAAGAGGTAAAATTCATACCTACTGATAAAGATGCCATAAACATATATGGCGAACCTACAAAAAAGAAATACAATGATTCGGTTGCAGCAGCAGAAGGTAGAAAATAAATTTGGATAATTCAAATTTTATTCGTATATTTGTATAAACAAACTTTAAAAAAAGGCTTTAAAAAATTATGAGTGATTTGTATAACGAAGGTAGAACCACTACAACTGGTGGTAATATTGAGGCAAGATACGAAACTACTCCATCTGAAAAAGAGAAGTGGTTTCAAGAGTTTAGAGAGTTCGATTATGGATTAGATATCAGAGATAATGTTATTTTAGTTCAAGACGAAATCATTCAAGGTTTAACATTTGATGTTATATCGAAAGTAAGATTACTTAGAAAAATAAACTCAGATTTAAAATCAATAACAATTCTTCTTAACTCACCAGGTGGTGATGTTGTTGAAACTTTAGGATTAATAGATTACATTCGGTCATTAGATACCAACGAAGGTATCAAAACCAACATTGTATGTAGAGGTTCAGCAATGAGTGCAGCAGCGTTATTACTCGCAGCAGGTACTGGTGTTAGAGCAGCATCTAAACATTCTAAGATTATGGTTCACCAACTATCATCATTCGCAGCAGGTAAACTTTCAGATTTAAAATCAAACGCAAAGTTTGCAGAACAATTGGAAGATGATTGTAATACAATTATGGAAGAGTGTACAAAGAAGGATAAGAAGTGGTGGGAAGAGAATCAACAAAACGATTACTTCTTATCAGCAAACGATGCATTAGAATTAGGTATAATCGATAAAATAATTTAAGATATGGAATTTAGTTACAAACCTTTAGGAGATAGAGTTGTCGTAAAAATTGTAAAACGACACGATGAAAAAACAGCAGGTGGTTTATACAAACCATCTGGTTCAGATACCACAATGTTGGGTGAAGTTATCGCAGTTGGTAATGGGTTATTTACTCAGACGGGAGATTCAATCCCAATGACCGTTAAGGCTGGTGATTTAGTTCTGTTAGAGGGAACTGGATTTAAACACCGAAATGGTAAAGATACTTATAACATTTATAGAGAAAGTGAGTTGTTATCTGTATTAGAAGAAAAATAAATAAAAATTAAAAGTTATGATACACATTTTAGATGAAAATCAAATAGCAGAAAACTACGAAAAGTTTCGTAAGTTAATTAACCAAACATTTACAGGTGAGAGATTAGAAGCTCTTAACAAAATGTATGACCATCTTGAAGATAGAATTATCCTTACTCCTGCATCATCAACCGAACATTTCCACAACGCATTTGCTGGTGGATATGTTGACCACGTATTGAGAGTTACGAGAAATGCAGTTAAGGTATTCGATTTACATACTGAGTTAGGAATCGGCGATGGTGGATACGATAAGGAAACTGTAATCTTCACAGCACTCCATCATGACTTAGGTAAAGTTGGTAACGCTGATGAGAGTTGGTACATCCCAAATGATTCACAATGGCATGTTGAGAATCAAGGAAAGATTTACAAAACCAATCCATCAATGCATTGGATGAATTTGAATGATAGAACATTTTGGATGTTGAATCATTTTGGAATCAAAATATCAGAGGTAGAATACTTAGGTATCAAACTTACTGATGGATTGTATGATGATGCTAACAAAGAATATTATATAGCATACAATAAAGATAACTCATTAAAGACTGGATTACCATTTGTAATGCACCAAGCTGATATTATGGCTGCTAGATTCGAAAACGAAAGATGGATGAAGATGAAGCAAGGTGAGGTCACTACGAAGAACGTAGGTGGTAGACCAACTAAGAAACAAAAATTAGAAAACGTAACTATGCCGGAGAAGATTGATTTTAAATCTATCTTTGGTGAAGTAGAGGAAGCATAATTATGGAATTATTATTCATAGTAATATTATCAGTTTCAACCTTACTATTAGGATACACAACATACAATCTCCTTCGTAAAAACGAAGCATTAGAAGATGAGGTGGAGTTCGCAGACACGTATTTAGAGTCTGCATATACATCTATGAAAAATGCATATGGTAGAATGAAGAAGGTAGATAGGTTAGGTTCGTTTGAGGCTGATGATGAGAGTGGGTATATCTTTGAAGAGATTAAATCCGCATTGGAACAATTAAACGAAACATATAACTTAGATGCCGAGGAAGAGAAAGAATAAAAGATATTTCACAAAGATTACTGAGATTGCTATTAACGCATATAATGGATGTGATGACCAGAAACTAAAAAATAAAATCTATAACAGATTTATTCACTATCCATTTGATAAAATGGCAGAGAATGTAATTCATACATACAAAACCTATTATTTTGATGTACCATATGAAGATGTTAAAGCAAATGTAGTTGCGTTTCTTAATGAAAAGATTCATAAGTTTAATGGTGATAATGGTAGAGCATTTTCATATTTTACAGTCGTAGCAAGAAACTATTTGTTCAATGAAAACAATGCCAACTATGCACGAATGAAATCTAGAGATGATTTAACCAAAGTTGATTCATCTCGTAATATTGTTAATGAGGTGGTTAGTCAACAAATGCAAGAATCTAAATCAGATTTTATAGACCACTACACTCAATATATTGATTATCATTTGGATGATTTATTTGTAAAAGATAGAGATAAAGCAATCGCTGATTCTATAAATGAGTTATTTAAAAACAGAAACGATTTATATTCGTACAATAAGAAAGCACTTTATATACTTATTAGAGAGAGAACTGGAGTTCATACTCAGTATATCACAAAGGTAGTTGGTAGATTAAAACTTATTTATGCAGAACTTTATACTGAGTACAACAAAACAGGTCATATTACAGTGATGTATAAATTAAAGGATAGTAATGGATAAGGATACTGAATTATTTAAAGGAAAAACATTTTCAGATATCATGTCGGATATCTACAATAACTCTAAAAAGAAAGATAGACAGTTAAAACTTCTAATCGCTCAATTAGAACCATTGGTTAAAAATATAAACGATGCAACGGTTGTAGTTCCATTGATTAAGGAGTATATGGAAGTATCTGTTAAGAACGATGAACAAATTGTAAAACTTGCCGCAATCGTTCAAAGAATGATGAAAGACGCTAACTCAGATGAAATGAGTGGTGGTTTAGGATTATCTGAAGAAGAGAAGAAACAACTTTTAGAAAACGCCAAAGCAATAGATGCTAAAATAGATTCTCTTCAAAACGAAGGAGATGAATAATGAGTTCTATACAATCAGGAACAATACAAGCAATTACACTAAGAGATGATGACCCTAATGAAGTTTATAGTATTCAGGTATTATCTGAAAGAGCTACTGGTAATTTTGAAACTGCGTATCCATTAGATGCTAACATTAAGAGAATACCACTATTAGGTGAAAGTGTTATATTAATTTCCGCATTAGGACCAGAAGCATCAGGTGGTAGTAGACGAAATATTCAATATTATCTTCAACCAACATCTGTACAAAATAATGTACATAATAATGCATTACCAAAGGGTGCTAATCCAGTAGGTGCTGTATCGGCTCAAGGTTCAATTAGTTCAGCAGTTGCAGGTAACCCAAATATAACTAAAAGAGATAGTGATTCGGATTTAGGCACAGGTTTTGTAGAGAGAACTGATGTTGGTTCTCTACAACCATTCTTAGGCGATGTTCTAATAGAGGGTAGGTTCGGACATTCATTAAGATTTGGATATACACCTGAAGGTACTAATACTACAAAAACGCCAGAATGGAGTTCATCAAATCCAGACGACCCAATCACTATATTATCAAATGGTAGAAAAGAACCTGGTGAGTTCAATAAATTTATAATCGAAACCGCAGATGATGATTTATCATCTATATATCTAACATCATCTCAGAAAATAAAACTAACTACATCACAAACCAATTTGGGTTTAGGTGTTGATGCACAATCACAATTCGATAAACCATCTGTAATTATTACATCGGATAGAGTACTATTAGATTCTAAAAAAGATTATGTAATCTTATCTGGTAAGAAAGATATTATAAATGCAACTCCAAATTGGGCAATGGAGATGGATAAGATGTTTACAATCTTAGAAGGGCTGATTCAACAATTAGCAGATTTAACAGCAGGAACTGCCACATTCGCAACAGGTGTTGGTCCAACAGGCCCCGCAACAAATGTAGCCCAAGTTCAACAATTACTAACCGAATTAAAACAAATGGCTCAATAATATGGCGGTACTTTGGCCAGGATTTCAAGCAACGGTAGCACCTTATTTAGATGCTCCAATAGAAAAAACAGAAGCTGATACTGCTAAAGTTATTGCGGATGCGTATGGAGTTGCAGTAGCTACTGCTATGATATCTTTAATTCCAGGCTCAACTATTATATCAGCTCCACCAACAACTGGAATTGAAAACGCAATATTAGATACATTTAATCAAATAAAAGATTCAGAAGGGCCACCAACACCACCAATGTTTTTAGGATGGGCAACTGAAACAGTTTCCTATTGGTCAGCAGTTCAATGGAATCCCTTACCACCACCACCTGGTTATGTATCACCAACAACAGGTGTTACTGTATTATCAGGTGGAACTCCATCGCCATTAGATGTGGGTTTATGGGGTGCATTTAACAACCCACCATCACCAACACCAATGGGTAATATTATATGTGGTAAGTTAATATCCGCATTTACAACACATCTATTAACTGTAAGTGGGTTATATAACGGATTGATTCCAGCAGCACCATCACCAGTACCAGGCCCACCATTTCCTTGGGTTGGGGTAGTGTAAAACTAAACAATTTGATATTTATATAAAAGTATATTATTATGAAGGCAAAAGAATTAGCACAATTATTAGAAGTAATCGTTAGAAAAGTGGTAAGGGAAGAACTTAAACCAATCTTAAAAGAGGTTAAACAAAGTTCTAAACCAGTTATTAGAGAGCGTGCAGTAGATAATAGTAAGGTAACTAAAGACCCATTAGATATTTCAGGTCTATTAGAAACTAAAAAACCAAAAGTACAAAAGTTCTCAGAAAACCCATTACTAAATGATATGTTAAATGAAACCGCACAGAGTGGTGAATGGAAAAGTATGGATTCTACATTTACATCACAACAGGCACAAGGATTCAATAGAGCACAAATGGCTGAGATGTTAGGTTATGGTGATGGTGTAGCAACCACAACAAATATGACACCAACCTTAGACCCAGATGGTAAACCTATGAATGTTAATATTGAGGGTACTGCAGTAGGTAATGCGTTAACAAGAGATTATTCTTCATTGATGAAAACTATCAATGCTAAGAAGGGAAAATAATAAATGGCTAAACAACGTAAAGAATATTCGTATCAAACTTTAGATTTACAACCTGATGTAGCGATTGGGGTAATGTTACCTTTTGGTAAACAAAATGGTTTGTTTCAGTTAAGTTATACAACCGAACAACAGGCTATATCTAATCTAAAAAGTTTACTATTAACTCGAAAAGGTGAACGGTTGTTTCAACCTAACTTTGGTTCTGATGTTTATTCTTTAATGTTTGAAAATATCAATAGTGATTTATCATCACAATTAGATGAATCTTTACGTGCTGATATAGAATATTGGTTACCCTACATAATTATTGATGATATAAATATTGAAATTATAGAAGATAGAAATTATGTTAGGATAGAACTATCTTTTAGAGTTACCGAACAAGGTGCTAACCAACAAATAATTCTATTTATAGATAATGCGGGAACTACCACAATAGAATAGGTTTAAA